AAAAGGTTTGCATATAAGGAGAATAAGTATGGTATCACCACATTATCCCCGACACAGAGTTCTTTCCAACGGAAAGCACTATACTAATTCTATCAGCTTTGCTGATTGGACTGGTAATAGCGGCACCTCTTATTACGATCAGTATTATGAGTCTATACGCGCCGAAATGACGGATTGTATAAATCCCATCGGCCCACGAGGGTTTAGAGCCCCTGGACCATGTACATCGTATAAGGTTAGCCGATCTGGGTCAGTTGGTGTGTCTTGGAGAGATTCTGATGCGGGCGGATGGGATGACTATGTCCTCACATACGACCCGTCTCATTATGACCTCCAACAGATAGTATCATACTTACCTGAAGTACCCGCGTCTATAGTCGCAGACAACAGGGTTGCGACAGCATCAAAATTGCTGACACAGATCCCTACTGTTGTCCAGGTTGCAAATTTCTTATGGGAGTCGAGAGAGCTTAAAGCTTCAATAGACCATTATAAGAAAGCCGTGACTCGTCACGGTGTCTTGAAGATTGGTAAAAAGAAAGCCGTCATTTCTGATGGCCTTAAACTTCAAGATGTACCTGGATGGGCTAATGCTACATTCCTTGACGTTTCCTTTAATCTGTTACCAATGGTTTCAGATCTTTGGAAAATGACTCAGTTATATAGCATTATAGCTGCAAGGTTAGAATTCCTTCGCAAGAATAGAGGTAAGCCGACTCGGCAAACCTTTATAAACTCCAACTTATGGAGTGAAAATCCTTACGTTGGTACGGTCTTGCGAACCGATTATCATACGCCACCCTTTGGGTTTCCCATTAACTTACCATCTAGTGAATACTACATGGGGAAGAATTGGGATGGCTCGACACTCGGTGCGGGCCCGTATGGTAATACGCAGCTCACTATAGAAGCATTCACCGCCACTTACGCCGGCGTCTGGACTTTAATCCAGGAACTCGACGGACTTGACGATGCATGGGCAACGCTTAGAGCATTGATCGCAGGAACAGGATTCAATAATCCCGCTAAAATTATCTGGAATGCAATTCCTTTTAGTTTTATCGTAGATTGGATGTTTCCTTTCGGGGATTTACTCGATCGACTTGCTGTTCAACCCTTCTCTGGACGTTGGGACGTCTACGACGTGACCAACTCCGTTCATGAGAAATGGGTTTTACATCAAGTTCGCAACTACAACGGCGGATTAGCAGGGATACAATCCTTTACTAACCCGGTTGTTGTTGAGCGGTACTCTAGGGTACTGGGTCTAGATTTCAATATTGATGATCTAGATTTCACCGATTTTACAAAACAACAGCAGTCGCTTCTGGCTTCCTTGGCCGCAGGTCTAACATTGTTTAGACATGGCCGGAAGTCTTAGCTGACTTCTTAGAGAGGAGTAACCGATTATGGCACTCGATCCCAACTTGACGCTTAAAGATAATTCTGGTGATGATGTCGTCTTTTCTAAAGTCGACAATCTTCCTTCCAGACCTGGAACTTTACGTTCCAATAATAGCGTCGCTCTCCCTGATAAGGAGACGCTCTATATCCGTTCTCAGGATATAGGCAAGGGCGCTACTTCTGCTAGGCAGCATACTTTAACCAATCAGCATACGCTGGTTGACAGTAATGGCCTAAAGCAGGTGGGCTCAGCTTCGCTGAGCATTATCTTTCCGGACAGTCCGGAGTTTGCTACAACTGTCATGGAGGACATGGTCCATCTTTTGTTGGACCTTGTTATCTCCACGGCAACTTTTGCAGTCGACTCCACTGCCCTGGCCCAGATCTTACGCGGTGAATCTTAACCGCCTAAGACCGCTTTTTGCAGTTGGCATCGGTCTCCTAATCGGGCTCTTGGAAAGGTTACTTCGTAATGAAGCTCCTTCAAAAGCCAAACGAGGGATTCTACCTCGATCTCTTAGAAGTTTTGCTCTTGCCGGACTACGTTTCGCAAAGCTCTTTCTTCCAATCGCAATTTCGCAAGGATCTCAAGACGATTTGCTCGAGAGTGTCTTGCGAAGGCTTCCAATTCTGTACGAAGACTCTTCCGAAACTCGGAAAAGCCCTTGAACGAGGATTGGTAGAGGGCCAATTCCAGTGTCCTTCTGAGTTTAAAACAAAGAAGGACACGAAAATACCTACATTTATGTGGGCATTTTTCGCATTGGTCTTCAATTGTGAAGATGGAAAGCTTTTACCCGACGCTCGTACAGATGCTATCAAGCACCTGTTACAAGTTTTGTTTTGGTACTATAAGCTCGAACTCCCCTACGACGATAAAACGAGCCGTCGAGTTCTCGACGCCTTTGTTGAAGCCGAAGAGGAGTTAGGTCAATTTGAGCTTGCATGTGCACCAGATAGTAATATCGATGTGCGCATAGCTTCAGAATTGACGGCCGGTACTATCTATGATAATACGGCTGTAAATATCTTTGGGAATTTTGATCCCATGGATATCCTACCAAAACATGGGCCGGGTGCGGTTGCTACCGGTGAGAAAGGAGAGCAGAAATGGAAGTTTTCCCGTCTCTACAATCCGATCCACACCGTGTATCCTTACTGGCAATATACTATGATGCCAGGGGTGTACGCATCGAACAATCCAGAGGAATCTATTTCTCACCTTACGCCGACCGAATTTGGAACGGCGAAGGTAGTATTAGTTCCAAAAGATTCGAGAGGACCCAGATTAATCTCATCGGAACCCTTAGAATATATGTGGTTCCAACAGGGTCTGGGGGGCGCTATTGTGTCTCACCTCGAGACGGCTTGCCGTTTTACTCGAGGCCAGATAAACTTCAGCTCCCAATCCATCAATCGACTGTTAGCTCTCACTGCTTCTACCCGAGAGGAACTTCGTTCCGACCTGGGCTTAGAAGAGATCCGGGCTATAAAGAAGGCAAAGCTACCCATCCCGTTTACGGGTGGTACCTATGTCACACTCGATTTGAAGGAGGCCTCAGACAGAGTGGGCTTGTCCTTAGTGAAGGGAGTCTTTTCGAAGACGCCTCTTCTATTAAAGGCTTTGCTCGCGCTGCGTTCGACAGCCACAGTTCTGCCGGATGGCAGAACAGTATTTATGAAGAAGTATGCTCCAATGGGAAGTGCTTTGTGCTTTCCGGTGGAGGCGTACTGCTTCTGGATCCTTATTGTGGCTGCAGTTTCGAGAAATCGTGCACAACCGTTATTGCGGATAATGAAGCGGGTCTTCGTTTACGGTGACGATATAATCGTTCCGTCGGAGTACGCTTCAGAAGCAGTCAGAGTTCTAGAGAGTGTTGGCTTGAAAGTCAACCTTTCTAAGAGCTGTCTAACCGGTGAATTCCGCGAATCTTGTGGCATGAACGCTTTCCGAGGCGTTGATGTTACACCCATTCGTGTGAAGACTAGGTGGACTGGTAAGAGCACGGATACGGAGGCTTTCGTTTCCTACGTTGCGCTTGCTAACAACATGCGCAAACGGGGTTATGAGAGCGTCTACCAACATATAAAATCACTTGTCGAAAGCGTTTATGGTATTGTGCCATACGGTCTTCCGAATTGTGGTTATATATCTTGGGAGATCGACGACTATGATGTAATGTGCCAAGTTAACTCTTGGTACTTTAAGGTCAAGTGGTCGCTCCGGTACCAGGCCTGGATGTATAGAGTCCGTCGTGTAGGCCCTAAGACCTACGACTCTACACTGGAAGGCTACGACCGCCTGCTCCGTGACCTAACGTCCGGACCAGGTTCGTTCGTAAACGGGAAATCCGTC